CTATAATGTAGCTACACGAAAGGATGCTTAATTTCTGGGTTTGTGTGATAGGTAGGTGAGAACAGCTTCTGTTCTATAACCCACACTGGAGTATGAGCATGAAAAACAAAGTGTACCCCAAGACGAGCACGGTAGAGGGCAAGGACGTTACACAGTATTACACCACGGCAGCCTGTACCGGCACCGCCATACCCGGATCGGCTGTCCTCAAGGACAACCTGACTGGAGAGTACTTCCTCACAGAGACTCTCGACAAGGCTGAGAAGGACGCGCTTCGCGCACAGAACAGCATTATCAACGTGTGCAAGTCGGCTGCGAAGGCAATTGCAGCCCTTGAGCAGGCCACAGCCCGCGCTTCCCTTGCCCACATGACCTCTGCCCAGTCCACCAAGCTGGTCGAAGCGATGGTCAAGAACGTAGCCGCCTTTGAGGTTGCGTGCGCACCGAAGGTCAAAGGCCCGAAGGGTACGGCAAAGCCCAGTTACGCCTCCCTGTTCATCCGCTAACAGGCACACATCGGCAAAGCAAGGCGGATACGGCAACGTATCCGCTTTACTGTTTCGGTGTGTTAAGTAGATAGAGGAGAAAAGGTTATGAATAAGCTGATTAACACGATTATGATAACAGGGGCAGGATATATCCTCTTGCACCTGTATCATGCGTACAAGGCGGGGTTTTTCTGGACGCTCCAAGCCGATGTGGAAGCATGGGCTTGGGGCATATCGCACATTGTGAGGTGACACATGACACTCAATCATCATCTCAAGATGCGGCAACAGATGCGGGAGCTGCTGGACTACTATCAACAGGCTATCATGCAAGCCACGAGCATGGAGCAACAACGCATAGCCAAGCTGTTGCTCGACAGTATGCATGCCGACCTCAAGGCTATTGAGGCAACCATTAGCGAAGCATGAAAGGACGTGAACCATGTCAAAGCGCAAGAATACGGGATGGAGCAAGAGGATTGATAGCAAGCTGGACAAGGCGTGGGCCATTATCCGCAAGGCGGAAGCCTACAGCACACGCCACGCAGCGTCAACCCAGATGAAAAAGGCATGGGTTAGATACGAGCCTGAAGTGTTTATCGACGAAAACACGCAAGCCTAAAGGCAAGTTGAGGGGATGGAGCTACGGTTCCATCCCCTACACGTGCTTTTAAAGTGCGGAAGGGAGACATTATGGCAAGAGATTGGAAGTGGTGGTATCAGTACACCCCGCTTGTATCAGGGTACGATCCACAAGGGGATTGGAAGATTGTATCAGACGAAACAGCGAGGGACAACCCCACCCTTGCTGGATATTACACCACGCAGAAGATGACAAAGCGTGGGATGTACTATTTTCCAGTAGTGGGGGATGCAGAACAAGTGAAGAAAGTCCAGAAGATACACGAGGTTACAGTTTGGACCCCGCACCCTGAGCGTGTGGTGCGCTTGAGATGGGGCAAGGTGCACCGAGCCATGATCCGCTTGTTTAGGCATGGGGAAATCGCATGGTACAGGCACACACGAGAGGGTATCTTGAGCTACGCCTTGCCGCGAGAGGCGATGCTGGAAGAGAGGCAACCTGTTGTAATCATGGGGGAAATGCCTGCAAGAGGATGGGTGCAAGAGTACAGTCCTGATACCATGCTGGAGAGGAAGCAGGACAAGCGATGGGATGAGTTGCAGCACAGGACATACGCCTACAGGCGCACGCTAATGGGGTTGCAGGACGCTTGCAAGCTGGAGTCACGTTCACCCACATTCTATGAATACGTGCCTAACAAGCTGGTGGAAAAGATCATGGAAGATCGTGGTATGGAACGCAAACCTGCTGAAAAGATAGCAGTTATGGAAGTTATAGGACGGGTACGGGAGCGGGATAAACAGAACATAGCGGACGCTCGTAAGGTAACAGCAGATGCACGAGGTATGTGCGGCACGTGGACAAGCGATGATGGGGGCGCATGGCGCAGGTACATCAAGCCCACAGTTGTGGTGGGCAGATCGCATGAGGAAATAATCGCACAAATCAGGGAAGATAAGAAGCAAGAGGGGCTGTCATGAGTATGTTATTCCCTATAAGACTATCAAAACCGAGAGATTCAATCCATCTATCAGGTGAGGGGTGGACATTTGTAGTTATGCGATCATGGGATCTCATAATGTGTTTCATAGAACATGTAAGCAGCAGTTCTGGGATGATGGTAAACTCTGAAGGAAGGGTGGAAACGGAGAACGAGCCATGAGCGAACATGAGAAATTCTACGTAGTTTGTGTAGATTGTCTGGATTGTATTTATCCAGAGGAAAGTGTGGAAGTGGAAGTGGAGATTTACCTATGCAGCAGGTGTCACAGCTTGAGATGCGGGGAAACTTTCACATGCACGTGGCATTTCACGGGAGAGGATGGGATAAATTTCTATGTCTAAGACTATTCTTGTTTCCCTTGAGGACAGGTATGGCTCAGATGATGATGAGTTTGTCATCCCCCTTGTTTTCAAGAACACAGATGTGGATGAGCAGTGCCTATTCGAGATAATCGACAGGGGGGATTTGAACGAAGTGTATCTGCTCATATCCACCCTGTTTGCTCACACAGCAAATGTAATTGGCATAAGACAGATAACCAGAGGAGACCAGAATATGTCCTCGTACCCATGTGTAGCATACGAGGATAATGAGCCTTTCCGAGCGTTTGATTCATTTGAGCGAGAAGACAGGCTGTTCCCGCATGAGGGACATGATGAGGATGAGTATGAGCAAGAGGATTATGAGGAGGATAGCAATGAGGATCGTTAGATTATCATTCGAGGGTTACGATGAATATTATGAGTTAAATGTGAGGTTTGCAGATCGTAGAAATGTGATACATAGCATCTTCTTAAAAAATTTCGAGGAAGGTTTCAAGGTTGTGATCTCTTTATTTTCAGGCGTGGACGAGGTGTTTGGTTTAGTGGTGCGTTATAAGAATGGGGAAGATGGTTTTCCATACTTCATAAACGAAGGGAGGGAAGAGGGATGAACGAGAGACGCAACAAATGGGCAGAGGGAAGGAGATGGTACGACGCGAATAGGGCGGCTACTCTTGTGGTGTACGGCATATTTGCCCTCACAGGGATGGCTATGGGCGTGCTGTTGTGCCTCCTCTTCACGGGATGCCAACCAAGATTACCATACATTCCAGGGATTTAGGAGACAAGATGCAAAGGGAAACAATGATTGAGTTGATTGAAACTATCGTGATTGTATCGTTCATGTTCTACGTGATGCTAACACTACTTTCAAACTGAGGAGACAAAAGATGCCAGTAGTTAATGGGGAAAAGATTGAGCACGTCATATTTGACTGCTCAGAGCGAGTGCTGCTGCATGAAGGGGTGTATCTGCAGCTCATTCCAGTCACGACAAGCAACTGGCAAGCCTTGAAAGACACGGTTTGCCCAAACCAGAACCTGCACAAGCCCAAGACAGAGTTGGAAGAGGGTGGGTACGAAGATTGTATCGGTCTATTTTGTGTGAAGGAGAACGGCACGTTTATCCCAGACGGGTGCATTTGGGTAATAGACGGGGGAATATTCTACATTATCAAGGGGTTGAACCGTACAGCCCTGTCGTTTGTGGCGATGGACGCCGAGGGGCGCATTGTAGTGGTGAGGTAAAATCATGCATTACGACAAAGCCGCAGAGAACAACACGTTTCTGGTGCAACCAGAGCAGGACACCCTGCTCCCCGTAACAGATCCGCATGGTAAAATATCCATTTACGGGTCAAAAGATGGGTGGTTGTGCTGCAGGGACGAGGCAGGGGTGGAGTTTTACCTTGTGCCTGAACCTGGGTTTAAAGCGTTGGACGGTAAAATCAGACGACGTGATACAGGCAAGACGTGGTATCACCTCGGGGAATTCTATTTAGTGGAGGACTAACATGGTAAAACACACATTTAGATATTTATTCAACGGTAAAGAGGTGTGGGAGACGAGAGATCTGTCTCCGTCACGAGCAATTAGGTTCAATTGCCTTGATTGCGCGGGTGGTTCAATTGTTGAAGTTCGAACCTGTCATATCGTCTCTTGCCCCTGTTTTCCGTTTAGGGATGGGAAATCGCACACGAGACGCACTGTAAAATCAAAATCTATGCCAGTTATACCCCCTCCAGCAGAGGCTGCAGCAATTATCTCCCCTGAATGTATAGGGTAGGTAGGGGGTAACATGAGATCGTTGAATTTTGACGCTAAAACCACGTTAAAACCCCATAAGGGGAGAAAATAGACAATGATGCACCGTATAGGATGGAAAAGATCGAGCAGTTTTGACCGACAGAAGGTGTTTCTCATGTCTGTAAAACGAGATGGGGGGTATTTTTCGGGTGGTCATCTGGTCGTGTTTAAACCAGATGTAGAAATGAGATTGAGATTTTGTTTAAGATTCCAGTCGAGTGTGGATAAACAAGTATGGACTCCGTTAAGTGAGGGGAACCATGCCCCCCTATACGTGAAAGAGGGTATCCATGAATAAGAGATATGTATTTATATCACTGGGTTCCAGGGGGTTATGCCATTGTGTAAAGAACAATGGAGATCATGCTGATGGTATGAACCTCACATCATTTGATCCCACTGATAGACACAACCGGTGGTCTCGCTTGAGAATGATAGGGGGAGTAGGTAGAGGGGGAAGCGGTAATGAGGCTGAGGGGTTTGATTTGTCAGATGAAGATGGAAGTGTAACCTTTAACCTGGGAGAAGAGAATGAATAAGAAAATCGGGTGGATAGGCAGGGGTACGTACTACAAAGAGATACACAAACACCTTAAACAACATGGGGTGGACTCCCTGCTGCTAAACGACAGGCCAAGGTTTGCGCAAACTCGTGATATTATTGTGAATTATGGGTTGACTGGGGAGAAACAACTCGATTGGGCAGTTAGAGCAAATACATGGAGAACGGATCGTAGGGAAATTACGTTGAACAACAGCATTTTTGGCAATAAATTGCAATGTTGTGAGCAGGTTAGAGCAGTGGGTGTGCCTGTTCCTGAGTGTAGGGCAAGCAGAATCACCTCAAATGCAGAATTACCTGGATTTATCGTTAAACCGTTGCTTTCGTTTGGTGGACGTGGCATTGTACCATACACAGGACAAGCGGTAACATCCCGACAATACTTGCAAAAGCGCATCACCAACCGCAGGTACGAGTTGCGTGTGCATGGGGTGAAGTGGCTCCCCGTTGAGGAGTGGCTTGTGTCCAAGCGCACACACCCAGATGGAGAGGCCCAGCTTACCTGGAACCACCATCAGGGTGGATCTTTTAGCAACATAGAGATGAACGAAAGCAATACAGGCGTGTTCAAGAGAGCCAAGCAGTATGCAAAAAAGGCAATACAAACACTTGGTTACGACTTCGCAGCAGTGGATTTCATCGTACAAAACGGTTCTGGAGAACTGCCTGTGTGGTTTATTGAGGCAAACCTTGCTCCAGGGTTCACAACAGACCGGACTCGTGAGTTCTATTGCAACGCATTTCTCAAGTTAGCGGATACTCATTTTTATGATGAGGATCTTTCGATTACCCTCGCAACAAGCATACCTCCTCCTGTTCCTGTACAGGAGACGCCTGTTCCTACTGCTCCCCGCAGTTTGAACTTGACACACAAACTCTTAATCATTGAGCGTATTTCTTCACAGAGTACTATATCACCAGCTCAACTGATTGAATTCATTAACAATCTGCGGTAAGAGGAGGGTGTATGCCAGTCAACGTATCTGCATTTTTGGGGAACCGCCAGCATACGAATTGCGCGTGCTATAAATGCCGCGTGAAACGGGAGTTGGACGGATTTGCGCTGTACATGGCGACAGTTCCCGCCATGTTTGGTGGGTTTTTGCCACGGAACTATGATGCTCGTCTAAACTACAACACGATGCATCAACATATGAGGAGAGGGGGTCTATTTGGAGAAATTGACGAGGGTGAGGTTGCTCAAGATTCCCCTCCTGTCGTGCTTACGTTGGAGAAAGTGGAGAGTATTAAGTCAGTAATCAAATCGATTACTAACTACAACAGGGATAAGATAACTACAATCCCACGAACTGCCATTGCTCGTAATAAAAATTCGTACTGTGTGGATTGTGGTAAGTTGCACAAGGTTATCCCACACAGATCAATTGTGTACCAGAACCAAACACGTACCTTGTGTGCAACGTGTTTCAGGGCAAAATACAATGTGTGTATGGAGTGCAACGCGGTTAAACACACAAGAGATTGCACAGTACATGACGGAAGAATGTATTGCTCTGCATGCTTTGCGGAGCGCTATTACAGGTGCAATAGGTGCGATAACATTTATAACGTGGGAACTGAGAACCAGATAACGCTAAATTTATCTAACGGGCTGTCGCGTACAAATACTCTCTGCCCTTCTTGCTTTAGTTCCCTGTATGTCTGCGCTTCTTGCGGAAATCATTTCTTTGATTCTGCTCGAAATGTGGGAGATCGCAGAGGAATGTGTTCCCAGTGCTTTTCTGATCAGCACCAGATAAAGCAGTATAACTACAAACCAGCAGCTCGCTTTAAAATAGACAGTAAGCTGGAGAAAGTGCAAGAACATTCGTTACTTACTGGATTTGAGTGGGAGTTGGAAAATCATTCAGGTGGATCATGCCCAAAGAGAAGCCATGAAACTCATGCGGATATTTTCTCCTCCATCATGCCTGATGGTATGCTTTATTTCAAACGGGATGGAAGTTTGAACAACGGGTTTGAAGTTGTTACGCATCCATTCTCATGGGAGTTTTACAAGTCCCACAAAGAACCGTTGAAGGTGCTTATTAAAACAGCCTACGAGAATGGCCTGAGGGCTGACACGACGTGTGGTATTCACATCCACATGAGCAAGAAAGCATTTGGGTACGCTCAATTGTATAAATTTGTCAAGTTTATCTATTCCCCTGAGAACAGGTCGTTTATCGTGGACTTGTCCCAAAGAGGCGGGGAAAATAGTTTTGCTTCATTTCGTGGAACTGATACGATGGGCATGGCTAAATTTGCCAAGACAAAGAGAAACGCATCAAGTGAGCGTCATTCTGCAGTAAATGCAACAGGAGCCTCAACCATAGAGGTGCGTTTCTTTGCTTCCACAACAAACTTCATAGCGTTTTGCAAGAACATCGAATTTGTGTATGCACTTTACGAGTACACAACTGACACATCCATGAGGGATCAGAAAGTTCCTCTGTTTCTCGCATGGCTTGCTCAAAGACACGTGGCTAATAAGTATCGTAACCTCGCAGTTTGGATTAGAGACGCAAACATTAACTCTGAGTTGCGCAGAGTATTTCGCAAGAACTTGAAGAAGAACGGTGCTAACCTTAACTTGGAAAAGGGAGAGTAATTTATGTGTATCATTGCGTATAAACCAACAGGTACGGCCAGTATGGATAAAATTACATTGGCTGCTTGTTGGGAAAACAATGATGATGGCGCAGGATTTGCATGGTATAACAAAGAAAGTAACTTGTGGGAAGTACGCAAGGGGTTCATGACATTTAAGAAGTTCTGGAAAGCGTACAAGTTGCGAGATTTTCAATTGGATGATTCTGTTATTTGTCACTTTCGTATCGGCACAGCGGGATTAAAAGATGAGGGTAACACTCATCCTTTTCCCGTGGTTGAAAATCTGGATGAGATGCGAGCAGTTAACTTTGCGTGTGAGAGTATTCTATTTCATAACGGAATTGTGGGTAGGGGGGAGGGGGATTATTCAGACACCATGATATTTGTACGGGATTTTGTCGCACCCATTATAGACAAACTGGGGGTGCATGATAAAATACCAGGCATCTTGCAAAAGATTTTCGATGGGGGTAGTCGGTGGATAGTAACCAAAGGGGATAAGTTGTGGAAGTTTGGCTACACGTGGCAGCAGGAGAGAGGATGGTTCTTTTCCAACGCATCATTCAAGCCCAAAACTTCGACAATCTATTATGCGAGTTCCGGTATGGGATTTACTGGAAACTATAGTGCAGGCGCAGTTGAGAAAAGTGTGAAGAACCCGAATTGGGCCGACTACAAGGGTGGATACGCTAATGAATTTGGGCGCATGGTGGGCAACACGTGGAAACGGTGGGGGGAAGATGATGTTTCTCTCGCCCATACGGCTGATTTTGCCAAGGTGGCAGACGCGTCCAACAAAGATGGAACAGTAAACTTTGCCGTAGCAAGAATACGCAAAGGTAAAGCGAAGAAAAAAGACAAAGAAAAGGAGGCTCATTCATCTGTACTTACTGGAGCACAACTCTTCTGCGTCCTTGAAGAAGATGGAACAGTCGAATGGGGAGACAAGAGCCTTGACTACATCAAATCCAGAGGTAGTAATTTCCTCATTTGCCCCAACTGTTTCGAAGACAAATACATTGGATCGTATGAGAGGTCGTCCGAAATCACTATATGCGCGACTTGTGGATCTATATTTGAAGATGCAACAGGTACTATTATAGCGGTTTCGTTGTCTGCTATAGCCAACAAAGCACGTAAAACTTTTGAGGACGCTACAAAGGTGGACAAGAGTTTTGGTAAACTCACTCCGGCTGAGAAACAGGAAATTATAGACGCACAAACAGATGAACTGCTCGCTAACCGATACATGTAGGGAGGATAAATGCCTGAAATTTCATTGAAAACTGGTAAGAAGTACAAGGGGTACACGTTGCACAGCCATGATTATATCTACGATAAAAGTCATGGGCTAAGTCTTGCGGAAGTAAAAACCTTGTGGCACGAGTATAGGCATCAGTTCAACGATAAGGACATTCCCCCCATTCAAAAGGTGGAAGCATGGATTTCATTGCAGGTGTTCACCTGTGTTCTTGTCGAGAGGTTCGCATGGGACACAGCAAAGAGACAGCCGTATACAGATGTAACTCCGCACAACCCAGCGGTTAAGGCGGCTTACTCACAACCTGACTTTTACAGCAACCCAAGTTATGGATGGTGTGATTAGGAGGAAACAATGCCTAAAGTAACTATGAGCTTTGATTTACCAGAAGAATCTATCGACTATTATATGGCAAATGCTGGATCTGATTTTCATTCTGTCATATTCGATTTGACTGCCAGAATAAGAAACAAATGGAAGTACGACAACAACTCAGAATGTACTTGGGATATAGTTTGGGAATTATTGTGGGATGTTTACAAGGATCATAATTTTGACCCATACAAGGAGGGATAGAGATGCCGTCACCTAACGAAAACGTTGTTAAGTATCGTCTTCTGCTTTCGTCAGGGCAAGAGAGGGTTGTTACCATGCCTGCATCGTGGAACATCACATTCGGCCCCAACGTACCCGGGGTACGCAGGGATAGGTATGGTGGGGGATCTGAGCATGGGTGGTGTTTTCGTGTGTACGCTCAACGTCCAAAGAAGCTGAAGGTGTGTCTGCCCTCTGTTGTAGAGTTCTGGGAAGAAGGTACATTCGATATGCAGATCATAGAACGTGATCCGGAAACTCAACTGGTAACTCGCAGGTTGTCCCAGGATCAGGCGTTGGGTGCACAACGATCCAACAGGCCATTGGCTAATCGTAATTGGGCGTTAACAGGTATTGATCCCTCATCTATGCGTCCCAATTCACTACCTATGTTTGATCCGGCAGAGGAGGAAAGATAAAATGTCAGTCAAGATTTGGCAAGTGCCTAATAAATCGAAAGCTATGGCACAGGTGTTTGCCCGTAAATCTGGCGCTCACACTAAGGGGAAAAGCAGAGTGAGGGAAAAACAACAATGGTTGCGCGAAGCTATTATAGAGTTGACTCAGGAGGAACTGGATGAGCAGCATACCGGAGGAAGTACAAACAGCGATTGATGAGCATCGCTGGACGTTGGGTGATACAGTACGCATTGTGCACGTGGGTTGTTCGGATGGTAAAGATGCGGCTTTGACCATAACTCGTACCACGACTGGATGGCTATACTATTGCTTTAGATGCAAGTCAACTACTGGTTTTGTATCAGCGGATAGATGTAGCCCGAAGGATGTGCTAAAGCAATGGGATACCATCAACATTGCCACTACGTACAAAGCTATGGCTGTGTCTCAGTTGCCGCAGGATATGATATCTCTTAGTCCCACAGAGATACTGCCCAACATACCGTCAGAAGTGTATATTTGGCTTTGGAAGTTTCATTTCAAATTAGATACTATGGCGAAGTATGGGTTGGGATGGTCTCCATCGTACAAGAGGCTCATTGTGCCTATCTATGACACAATCCTGTTGTCTGGGGGAGATCGTGCCACCAAGTTACTTGGCTGGCTTGGTCGTGATGTAGTGGAACGAACAAAGACGGAGAGAAGGGAGTTGAAAATACCCAAGTGGCATACGCAGAGGGATAAGACAACCAAGTATTTCTATTACCATCTCATGAGTGAGAGTAATTGTCTTGTCATAGTTGAAGATGTTATTTCTGCCATACGTGTGCATGAAGCAACGGGGTTCAACACGTTGGCGTTAAACACTACGTTTCTGCCCACGCACATTATCGTGCGATTGAGGCCGTACCGTACATTTCTTTGGTTGGATGGAAATATGCTACAAACAAAAGTAACCTACGCAGCAAAGTGTAGCTCGTTGGGTGTGCATGTAAAAGTGATACACACAACTCGTGATCCAAAAGAGTACAACGCTAAAACTATAGTTTCTATTCTGGGAGGTAAGCAAATTGATTACTAGATTATATCAATTTGGATTGTATCGACCTACTCGTGATAGCAGGACAACAAGTGTTTATGTGAACACTTTTATACCAGATGGCAAAAGTAGCGTAGCTGCTTGCGCAGCAAACGGAAACAGAGGATATCTTCATAATTATTCATATCATCCTGGTAGTACAGACCTAATTCGATATAAATTAGTACCATCAGATATACATGAAGTTGTGGAGGAACCATGAGTTGTGAACTGGCTGTTCTTAAACTGTTCTGCGCTGACCGACAACTCTTTGACCTATATTATGTCTATACACAGTCGTTAAAGAGTTTGGAACGAGAGTTGAAACTTGTCAGTAGACTAATTGCAGATTTCTATGGCAAGTATGATTCTCTTGCAATAACGAGGGGGGATTTGCTCACATTCTTTGATGTGCAGTACCCCAACAACAAGGATAGGGGGGTTTATCGTGAAATCATATCCTCTATTTTTGAAACAGAAGCTAACCCAGACGTAGCGAGGGATTTGCTTGAGCAAATGATGGAGAAGCATTTTGCAGGGGCTATTGTTTCTAAGCTAATACCTGTAGTGGAAGGTAACAAATATGGAGTGCTGGAAACCCTTGATGTAGAGATAAAAGATTACGTGTCCCGTATGAGGAACCCACCTGGGCAAAGCGATAGCCTCATGCCCTTTGAGAAATCGGTGGAGGAATTGACTCAAATCGTTTATCCGGAAGGAGGAATTAACTGGCTATGCCCTACGTTGAACAGAACAATTGGGCCAATTATACGGGGATCGCTGGGGACTATTTTCGCTTATGTAGACAGCGGGAAAACGAGCTTCGGGATAGCCAACTTCGTGCACTTCGCCAAACAGCTCAAGAGCACTGCAGAGAATCTAATATACGCTGGGAACGAGGAGAGCGCGGCTCGAATCGCATTTCGCATGACTCAAGGCATGCTGTGCAAAACACGACAAGAAATAACCGCAGATCCCGTAAACTCCGCAACTTCCCGGATGGATATGGGCTGGAGCAGGATCAAATTGTTCGACAACATTACGACGACACAGCAAGTTTCACGTTTACTGAAAGAGTATCAGCCATTAATTCTTATTATAGATCAAGGAACGAAAGTGACTATGGAGGGGAAATCGTCAGATATTTCGGAAGTAACTCAGACCCAGCACCTGTTCAATTTTTACAGAGAACAGGCGAAAGAATGGAACACTGCGATATTGGTACTGGCGCAAGCAGTGGGAGAAGCAGAGAATAGACGATGGTTGAAATTGAGCGACATGTATGGAAGCAGGGTATCCATGCAGGGAGAACTGGATTACGCAATTGGAATTGGTAGAGTTGTGGATGACCCCACAAAAGAAGACCTTCGATTCATACACGTATCCAAGAATAAACTTATGGATGGGTCATCTTGTAAGTTTACCACTCATTTCATAAAGGAGAAGTGCGAATGGCACGAGGTTTAGGTAAAATAAAGGGATGGAGGGCGTTTACTTTTAGAATTTATCAGAGATTTGGAATTGAAACACAGATTAAAGTTCAAGATTTTGGTGAGAGAATAATGACTCATAGCGGGGATAGGTATATTCCTGGACTATGGTGTATGAAATTTAGAGGGACACCTAAATTAAGTATGGCGGTAGGTAGTTATGATATAAAATGTGGATTTGAAATAGTAAAAGAGTATCCTAATTCCCGCTTCGGTAAAATTATGGTGAAATATGAAGATTCTGATTCTTGACACAGAGCATGAGTACGGGATCATGCGCCCGTGGGAAGAGGGGTTTTATCTATCCTGCATAGCCTATTGCTGGATTGTGGATGGGGCCCACCAAGAGGGATCTGTCCTGTGGGTTACGCATAAAGAGGTAGAACCGGCTCCCATGCCACCCATTATCGCTCAGGTTCAACGATTGGTCAACGAGGCTGACCTTGTAGTGGGCCACAATTTAAAGCACGACCTGAACATTCTCCGGTACTATGGTGTTGATTTTGAACTGCCTAAGATCTGGTGTACCATGCTCACAGAGTATCTACTGGCTGGGCAGGATGCCCAGAGATCTTGGGGGTTGGATGAAGTGTGCGAACATCGTGGGTTGGGGTCTAAAGACCGTACTTTGTCTGTAATGTGGGAACGGGGCATGCATACATGCGATATCCCATTGGATTTATTGGAACATTACGCTAAACGAGATGTGGAACTGACTGCTCTTTTGTACATGGCACAAGCTAAGGAAGTACTGGAAGAGGGCATGACGGCACTCGTGGATTTACAGAACGAGTTTACATTGTCGCTTTCAGATATGGAGGTGGGTGGATTCGGATTTAACGTTAAACTCGCGGAGGAAATGTATGAAGAATACGATAAGAATAGCAAGGCTATACACACGGAACTCATTGAAATTTTTGGGGAACCTCGCCTTAACATTAGATCTGGCCCTCAGCTCTCAGCCGCTCTCTTCGGGGGTAGTGTGGAAGTGTCGAGCACTGCCTGGGTTACGAAGACTCTCAAAACTAAACCGGAGACGAGGTATTATGAGAAGACGTACAAGGAAAAAGTGTCTCTACAGGGTATCTTTCCTGTGCCTGTCCGACAGGAAACAAAGCGAGAAGGTGTTTATATTACAGACAAATCGGCCATTGATGCTCTGCCTAAAGACACGCCCGTTCGTCGTAAAGTTAAGAAGTTACTATTGCTCATTTCTTCAATAGACAAGGTAAAGGAAACCTTAAGGGGGAAAAATGAAGGGACTGGCCTTCTCTCTAAAACGTATGATGGTATCATACACCCACGTTTCAATCAATGTGTCACGACTACAGGCAGATTGTCATCATCCGATCCCAATTCTCAGAATTTACCTAGGGGGTCGACATCCCCAATTAAGCGGTGTATATCTCCAAGATTACACTTTCTTGTACAATTTGACCTCTCCCAGATTGAATGGAGAGCTGCCGCTTGGCTCTCTCAAGATAGAGTAATGATGCACGAGGTCAACACAGGGGTTGACCAGCACATAGAAGCGTGCAAGGGAATTATGGGGTTAAAATTTGTAGATAAACATGATCCTGAAAGCAAGATAAACAGGGATTATGCAAAGGTGTTCAACTTTAGAATGATTTATGGGGGAACAGCGCATGGCTTCTTTTCTGACCCTAAAATGCCTTCGTTTACTAAAGGAAAGTGGAAGGGTATTGTTAACGAGTTCTATAATAAGTACGAAGGACTTAAGCAATGGCAGGACGATAACATTGCTCGAACCATCATACGAGGAAGTATGGGTCTGGCTACGGGGAGACGATTCAAGTTTCATAAAACTAAATTCCAACATGCTAATATGGAATACAACGAGCGACAAATCAAGAATTACCCCGTTCAGGGTCTTGCGGGGGGAGATATATTACCACTCGTCGTCGTTCTGGTCAGACGAGGATTACGTCAGAATGGTCTACAGTCCCGGCTCATCTTAACAGTACATGATTCCATTGTACTGGATTGTCCCAAAGATGAATTAAAACGGGTAGTTAAGCTCTGTTATCTGATTTCAAACAATCTGGCACAATACATATCCGAGTATTTTAACATAAACTGGAATGTGAAACTTGCTGGAGAGTGTGAGTATGGCACTAACTATGGGGAATTAAAGGAGATTTCGTATGCCGAAACCTTGGAAAGCAACACCTAAGAAATTTTGTACAAAATGCCACACAGTATGGGATCGTGAGTGGGTGGACACTTCGTATTGTCCGTTCTGCCATGTGGGAAAACACAAGCAACACACTTTGAGCGCATCGAAGACTCGTTCGCGCAAGTACACACCAGAGATGCGGCTGAGAAAACGCATTTCAGATGCGGAATCGAGGTTGTCTGAACTGAACTGTCTACGCCAACAGCATGAAAACACTCCACTTTCTACCGAAGGAGCATCAAGATCTAACGGCTGGAACGACATTTTAGTGACGGGAAAATCTCGTCACATACGAGATCTCGCCATGCTTCAGTTTTATCAAGATGAGATCGTCAGAACTATAGGTTATATCACAGAGTTACAGCATGAGTTGAAAAATAAATATGAACAAAACCAAAAAAATACAGTCTATAGTATGCAAGGGGGGGTAGTATGTATTCCTGCGCTATAGAGGGGTGCTCACAACAAACGTTGGGCAAACCCCTTTGTTATTTTCATCGCAAGCAAGCTATTGGATTAATTGAAGTTTCCCACTATGACGAACCTCCAGCCACGGTGGAGGAAGTGGAAATATTCAATCAATACAAGTCGTTAGCTCGCGGAGTGGGGACTAGGTTTTCCACTAAGTTTAAAAATAGAAACAAATCCCTTTCAGATTATGTACAAATTGGCTATTTGTCCCTATGGAAACAAATCCGGAGCGGGGATTACAAAATAGCACGGCATCTCGTATCGTATTTGCAGTCTGCATGTTGGAATGCAATGTATGATTCTGTCATGGGTGGGAAATCTGTCGATACAATTTCGATTGATTCCATGTTAGTCTGTGCGCCGGAATCGTTGGAGGGAGCTTGTATCCACTTGGATACACTTAAGAAACTTAAACGGGTGATTAAAAAGTCCGACAAGCTGGACAGGGCTATTTTTCACAAGCACATTTACCCCATACTATTTAACGTGCAATCGTTGCGTTCCTTGGGCAGACGCTATCATGTGTCTCATGTTGTACTGGCTATCCGAAAGCATAGGCTTTTAACCCGTCTAAAAAAGGAGGTGGGATGATGTGGTGGTTTACCGCTGATACTCACTTTGATCATGATAATATAATAAGACATTGCGATAGACCTTTTAAGTACGTTAATTCCATGAATGAGTATTTAATAGAACAATGGAACTTAGTAGTTGGACGTGGGGATGTTATTGTAATTGCTGGAGATTTTGCATGGGCTAACAAAGGTAGTCATTCTTATGTGGAGAAGATGTTTACTAATCAGTTAAATGGTAGTAAGATATTTTTGAAGGGAAATCATGATCATTGGAGTAAAACTAAAATGGACCACATCTACCACAGAACCATAAATGGAACACGCGTTACCGTTTGCCACTATCCCTTCAGATCGTGGGTATGGGGGTACAATCTCCACGGGCACTCGCATGGTACGTTAGTACCCATGTTTAATCAGTTGGATGTGGGTGTGGACAACGCAAAGAAACTTGTCGGTGAATACCGTCCCCTTTCTTTCGAGGAAGTGGACACTTTGATCAAAACCCAAAACGGGAGAATGAAAGATGCAAACCTTGACTACCACCAAATCGAAGCTGCAGCATCTAATGACGTTTTACCTGAACACGACACTGGCGGAGATGAGTGTGACCTGCCCATTCGGGAAGAACAAGTTCAACCAGGAGAAGACCAGCCAGCCATGTCAGGAACTATGCGGCCATTTTTCTCAGCTGGGGAACATTTCTAAAGGATGTCCCTGCGAAACTTTGGGTAGGGAAGGTGCGTTGATCCAATTGGGATCTTTGTTAAAATCTAAAGGGATGTTATAAAACAGGAGGAATAATTTATGCCTTATTTGAAGCTTACGTCTAAGAAAGATTCAAAACTGGGGGCCTATCCCGCCATGGAAATATCTGGCGTGGATATGGCGAAGAATGAAGAATGGACTAAGAAATTCTTCAAGGGGAAAAATAACACACATCTTGAAGCGGCAATGGATGATATCGACGTTGGAGATGAGATAAACGTAGTGATGGAACAAGATCCAAAGAACGCTAAATGGTGGAACATAAAGGAGATTACTCTCATGACTGAGGAGGATAAGAAGAAACTTGAAACTAAACAATCATTCTCCAAAGGTGGGGCAAGTAAGGCTGGAGGTTCTGTGGGTGCTACTTCTTTTCGTCGTGTTGACGGCGGCAGTCGCGGCGATGATACCAATAGGAGCGCAGCTATTTACTTGGCTAGGGAACTGGTGAAGATGTCTGTGGAATCTATGCAAGGTGCAGCAGTGCCATCATCTCCAGAAAACTATGCCAGAGAATGTATTGAAGTAGCAGAGTTGTTTATCTATCCATACATCAAGGATGGTACGTTGCCTACTCCAGAAGAAGAGTCTGCGTTACCGAAGAAAGAACTTAAAGTACCCAAAGTATAACTTTATAGCTGGCGCTTCAAGGAGGAAGAATGAAGACGGTAGAGTTTAGAAAATCAGAATATTAGGTGTGTTGCTATGGCAAGGAAAGCCCTGGAGGTGAAACCGTGAGTGTTGACAGATATACATCTGAATGTACTGAGCTATGCCATTTTCCAGACGACAACGGTAAGTGGGTCTACTATGACGATTATCGTGAGCTTGAGGCCGAGCGGGACAGGCTGATAGAAAATATCTCAATACTACTTGCTCAACGCAAGGAGGCGCAACACAAATCAATAGCCGCCATGATGGAAGTCGCAACTCTCCGCGCCCGCCACGCGGCGCTGGTGAGAGAGGTAGATGCAGTATCAGACGCACTTTTCCCAGGCCCATTATGTGCAAGACTCAAGGCCGCACTCGCGGAGGTGAATAAAATATGAAGAAAATATTCGCAATTATAGTATTGGCATTGGCATTAGCATCACCTGTTCACGCTGGATTCTTTGATTTCATCTTTGGAAACCAGCATAACGGTAATAAAAACAGACAAAGGACTCAGCAAACGCCACCTGACAATCCTCAGTCTGTGCCTGAACCCATGACTCTCGTTCTCGTGGGGGCTGGACTGGTTGGACTGGCTGCTTGGAAAAAACTTAAGAAGTAGGAGGTTCTATGGCAGTTAATCAATTTTTTATTATCGCTTGTCAAAAGAAGAAGATAAAGAAACTGGAAGAGGAGGTGGAGAAATTGAAAGAGGAAGTGGAACATAGAAAACAAATTGAAGGACGCCTCAGGAGGTTACTCAACTATGATGGATGATCTGTTATCTGACAAGATAAAACATCTTGCCGAAACTACGCACATGAACAACGCTGAAATAGCACGAAAGCTGTTCTGTTCTGAGAGATCTGTACGTAGGTACGCAGGTGAATGGAAGTCCCGCATGATGCGCCGGAGATCCGTGCATGCGGTGCAGGGAGGGGAGCGCAAGGCGTTTCTCATGTACGACCCGCACATTCCATACCATGATCTCAACGCCTATGCAGTGGCGATAAATTACGCAAAGGAATGGCAACCGGACGACGTTATCATAGGGGGGGACTTTGCTGACTTCAAACACGTATCCTTCTGGAAAGATGCACCTGGGAGAGCTAACTTTTCAGATGAAATCGCCATAGTAAAAGGATACCTTACAAACTTGAGAAATGTGTTTCCACTTCAACGCATTATCTATCTTGAAGGAAACCATGAGGCTCGTCTTGCCCGCTATCTCTACACCAAGGCTCCAGAACTGTATGGGTTGCCTGAACTGACTGTTCCTACCTTGTTGAAACTGGATGATCTGGACATACAGTACGTGTCCAACATCTCCCTGCTTACTAATGGGCAGAGCCCCCTATCATTGGGTAAGTTGTTCGTGCTACATGGGCATGAGGTTAAGATGTCTTGGGATGGAATCAACCTAGCACGTACCATGTATCTTAGAACTCACAGGAATGTTATCTTCGGACACCATCATCAAGCACAGCACTTTACCTTCAAGAAACTGGATGGAAAGCATGATGGTTCATGGATGGTAGGAGGACTGTGCCAACTGTCCGAAGCATACCAGCCCATGAACAACTGGATTCACGGATTCGCAACAGTAAAATATAACCCTGTAACAGGATACTTTAAAGTACGTAACAAGATTATACTAGATGGACAAGTACTATAGGAGGTGCTAAAATGCCAGACATTACTATGTGTACAGGAGGTAGTTGTCCGTTCAAAGACGAATGCTTGACACACACAGCAGCTAAGAATGAAGCATGGCAATCTTTCTTCGCAACTATACCATACAATAAAAAGAAGAATGAATGCAAGTATTTTGTTAGCAACGAGGAGAGAGCATGAACGATATCTTCATGTTGGCAGATGCCGTGGAAATGTGGCAGAGGCGATACAGATCGTTCGGAGACTACTCCGTAACAACCCTGCTCAAACCTCCTCGTGTGGTGCACCTTGAGAAGAGACATTCTCATGAAGTGGAGCGGACATTAGACTCCCTAATCTCCGCATTCATGGGTACAGGTGTGCACTCCATGTTCGAGGAAAACCTTAGATTCAAGCAGGTTATGGAACCTCGTTACGACATAGAACGCACGGTCATGGATAAGATAGATGACCGCATCATATCAGGCAGGTTTGATGTGCTTTGGGATGGGAGGCACTTGTACGATTTCAAGTCGTGCAAGACATGGAAGAAAGTGTTCGACCCCGACATGGTGGAGTGGCACCAGCAATTGAACATCTACGCCCACCTTCTACGAAACAGGGGGTTGGACATCCAAACCATTAATATCATTGCAATTTATATGGATTGGTCTCGCATGATGTCCATGCGGGGTAGTGGGTATCCTCCCGCCCCTGTTGTGGAATACAGGTTGAGCTGTTGGCCTGATGATGTGGCAAAGAACTTCCTGCACCAGAGAATAGAACTGATGAAGGCAAGCGAGGAGTGCTCAGATGAGGCTCTGCCTGAATGCACTACGGAAGAACGTTGGATGCGTCACGACAATGGTAATCCCTGTGTGTACGCCATCATTACAAAAGAGGGAGCTACTCGTGCATTACGAGTGTGCGATACGGAAGCGGATGCAAGGGAGTTCGCGTCCACGTCCAAAGCTGTAGTTCCAGGAACAAGTTGGATAGAGGTACGCTATGCACAGGCTAAAAGATGTGAGGAGTTTTGCGCGGTGAATAAATTCTGCACTCAGTACAGGGAATACATGGACAAGAAAAGGACCAGCAACCTCACCGACAAACTCCCACTCTAGGGGGTGAAATGGCAACTATAGCAGAACGTGTTATCAAATGTGTCATGAACAGATTCCCGCAAGATTGCATCATAGCAGAGACTCGTTTCTTTGAGGATCTCAACATTGATTCGTTGGGTATGCTGGAACTTGTAATGGATATTGAAGATGAGTTCAACATAAACATACCAACGAATAAGATAAATGATGCACGTATGGTGGAAGATGTAATCAGATTACTTACTGAGTGGAGTGATGGAGCGACGGACAATTCAGATTAGGGGGAAACTATGTATTGTATTACATGTGGTAAAGAACTAATTAAAAAAGATACAGATGCGTATGATTTCAAAACTGGAAATAGATGTTATAAATTTGTGTGCCCAACCAATCAATGTGGTCATTATGGGCATGATCATCAATATCGTGAATTGGGTTGGTTTGGAAGACAGGCTAGATGTCTGCGATGTGGGCACATAACTCAATGTGTGAGTGATTAACTATGTATGGAGATTTAGCATGACATATTCATTAGATTGTACTTATTGTTTTTACATGGGGGCAGAACAGGCTCCATGTGTGCAGTGTTCTAACTTTACTGGAAACAGTAAGGATAAGTGTTACTTATGGAGGAATGGATCTAATGCCCAAAAAGAAGGGGAAACTACAATCTCCGGTAGACGTATTAGAAAGGTGGGACGCTCTACCAAGAGAAGATAAACACTCAGCCAACGCACGTAAATATGCTAAGTTGGCTGGGATGAAGAGCATAGCAGAAATAAGATGCGCTTCGTGGTTGATACGAAACGGAATTAAGTACGATTACGAATCAGAGAAATGGACCTACCAGTACGAACCTGCCCACTACACCCCTGATTTTGTCCTGCCGGGACGAGACTTTGTAATAGAAGTTAAAGGAAAGATGACAAAGGATGTTCGTAAGAAACTTCTAGCCATTCAGAAAAGCAACCCTAGCAAGAAAGTGTTTGTGGTATTCGAACGGGCTAAGAATAAGATAGCATCTGGCAGCAAAACTACCTATGGAGTATGGGCAGAGAAGCACAAGTTCACGTATGGTGATGTTATTCCTGAGGAGGAGTGGTTTAATGATACTAAGCGAAAGCGCAAAGCAAATAGTACGTAACAGATACCTTGTAGAAGGAGAGGAAAATGAATGGATGGAGCTGGCTACTAGAGTTGGGAATGCCATCGCCATGGCAGAACCATTGGAACAAAGAGCATCTTATGCTGAACAGTTTTCTCAACTCATTTACGATCTTAAATTCATACCAGGAGGGAGGATACTGCGTAATGCCGGACGACCTAGAGGATCACTCTTCAACTGTTACCACCTCCCCATCGGGGACTCCATCGACGAGATCGGGGACTGTGCGTCAAACGCTCTTAAATTGTGGGCTGATGGCGGCGGGGTGGGTATTAATTTTTCTTCTCTTCGGCCTAGCCAAGATATTATAAAAGGTATAGGAGGTAAATCCAGTGGACTGGTATCTTTTATGCGCGCAATTGATGGACTGGCGGCATGCATTGAATCTGGGGGTAGCCGCAGGGCTGCTTCTCTTGGCTCCTGTGATGTTGCTCATCCCGAAATTCAAAGGTTTATCGACGCCAAATTGGTTGATGGTACTATCAGTTATTTTAACATTAGCGTTAATATTACTAAGTATTTTCTTGAATGCGTACTTGCCGACTCAGTTTGGCCCTTAACATTCAGAGGAAAGGCACATGAAACTGTGTCTGCCAAGAAGTTATGGTTTAAGATACTGGAGAACATGGTAAAGTGTGGTGAGCCGGGAATACTTGTATGGGATAACCTCATCAAGAACAACAGCTATTACTTTGCTCCCATCATGGGGTGCAACCCCTGTGGGGAAGCTGCTCTTGCGCCATACGATGTGTGTGATCTAGGATCAATTGTACTACCAGCATTTGTAGATGTGGGGGGACGTACCAAGTGGCAGGAGCTGGAGCATACCGTAGCTCTTGCTGTGCGCTTTCTGGATAACGTGATTGATGTAAACAAATACAGACTGGAAGCCAACAAGAGAATGGCTACCAATGGTAGAAGAGTGGGATTGGGTGTGATGGGATTGGCAGAGTATCTCTTTGCCAAAGAAGCAAGATATGGGAGCAAAGCATCTCTCAATGAGACTGCTGAAATACTGAAGGTAATAAGGGACCAAGCGTATCGCACTTCAGTTGAACTCGCCAAGGAGAAGGGGGCCTTTCCAGCTTATGATAAAATACATTATCACAAAGCTTCATTCGTTCGTAAACTTCCTACGACTATTCGCCGCAATATTACTGATAATGGTATCAGGAATGTTACTCTGCTTGCATTGGCTCCTACTGGCACTATCTCGCTTATTCCGGAAGTTACGGGTGGAATTGAACCTCTTTTTTCTAAGGCATATATAAGGAGAGATCGTGTATCTACTCGTACTTATGTACATCCTGCTCTTAGTAGCTGCTTTAAGGCTGGAAACGAAGTACCTTCTTATGTTGTTGATACTTCTGATCTTAATCCGGTTGATCATTTAGAAATGCAATCTGTTTGTCAACGTTACATCGATGGGGCTGTATCGAAGACTATTAACGTTCCCTCCTCTTTCACTGCTGAAGATCTATCTCCGATACTCTTCGAGTACTTGTACGATATTAAAGGAGTCACGGTTTACCGCGACGGCTCTCGCTCCGGTCAAGTACTCACCCCAATTTCTATTGACGAAGCGAGGAAATATGTACAGGATAATGATGTTGTGGTTGAGTCTGCTGTTACTGACATTGAGTCCGCTGGATGCGCGACAGGCGCGTGTGAACTCTAGGGGAGGTGATTGTATGGATGGTTGTGGTGAAGTTGCCATGGAAATTATGATGCAGGAAATTGCCAAAAAGCACATTAAATTCTCGGAGGATTATCGTGATACAGTATACCTTGATAGTAAAAAGTATCCCACTTTCGGCTGGGGACATTGCTATACATCCGAACATCCCTTTAACAGTACACGTGAGTACGCCGATTGGCTGTTTGAATTGGATTATCAACGAGCCTACATCGACTACCTCCGAATCATCAAAGAGTTCGGACTTGAGAATCTATCTTGTCCACGACGCATGGTAATACTGGACATGTGCTACAACATGAACTACACAAAGGTTAGGAAGTTTGTGAACACGTTCGGGTTCATGCGCAACGAACAGTTCGAAGAGGCTGCCAACGCACTGAAACAGAGCGCGTGGTATAACCAGACAGGTACTAGAGCGAGGAGGCTGGTGAACACAGTACTGACCGACTCTTATCCCCGTATTCCTGACCGCACCGCAAGTGGGGTGCTCCTGTAGGAGAATGTCATGTCTTTCACAATTGCAACGATAGAGGGAGGGCTTATGGCTTGGTCAACTGTTGGATACATACATGATCTGGAGGAAAAGAACAAGGAGTTGAGAGAACAAATATCCCAGCAACGTGTAAAAATACACGATCTTGAACATGAACTTCAACTGCTTAGAAACAAGGGGAAAAGCTATGATAAAGAGATTGATTCTATTGTTGGTACTTGTTGCAATCCCAAGTAGCGCCCAGTATTATTATTCCCCCACTCCTCCCACCTATCCCTCTCCCCATTATCAACAGGAGTTGAACAATTATATCCAACAGCAGTGGGTGAACGATCAGCAGGCGAAGTGGGAAGACGACTGGAAGAACACACGTGCTTGGGAAAAGAGCGAGGAATATAAGGACCCATGGGGGTACAAGAAACGACACCAACCCTTTGACGAGGATGACTAGGAGGTGCGATTTGAGATGGTTTAAAATGGGAGTGGGTTATGCAACCCAGTTGTTTTGTTTAATTGTAGCGGCAGCTCTCTATGTCCCTCTCAAGGGGTGTAGTTGGGCTATTATGAAACTAGACCTTTGCTTTAAATCTGCACAAGAATTGGTGCAGGAACAATGGGACAGCGAAGGGGGGTGATGCCTGATGAAGGTAGTGACTGGTATCGTTTTATTGATCCTATGCCTCTTTATAACGGTCTTCGCGGGTGGATGGGCGGGAGCCGAGGACCAAATGGGATACGTGTTGAGACACAATTGGTGGGGAGTGGACTATTACTGGGTCCATGATTCTAACAAATGGGGGGAGGTGATGTGTAATGGCTGCACGACCGAACAAAGGGAAGAGTGTGAAGAAAGCTGGACCTAAAACAAAGTCTGGTAAATCTAAATCCAAGGGATGCTAGTTAGATAAATAAAAAAGGGAGTCACTGCTTGCGCGGTGGCTCCCTTTTGTTTTTTTAAAGATGTTTATTTGTTACGATTCTGTTTTATTTCTTGTAAAATTCTTTCTCTCCTAATTGATTCTGATAAATGCGATTTCAATCTTTTATGAGTTATGCCTGCTCCCGCTCCCTCCATTGCTTTCTGCCAACTCTCCATTTCCTTTGGAATTCTTTCTGTAGATTTCTCTACATATTTTTGTTTATCAGATAAGTTAATTAGCTCACGCATATATTTACGAGCAACTGGGTCTTCAATTTTCATTAGGTTATCTGGGTTGCTTGTCATGGAATGAGTTACTTCGTGCATAGGTGTGCGATTCCATGGAGCAGCAAATTCTACCATTTCTGCTTGAGATCGATGAGTTAACTCATTAGTTCCAGGATTCAATTTAATTTCAGATTTACCTGTGATCGGATGATACCTGTGATTTCCCCAAGTATAATCAAAGGGGACTCCTGGGGCATATGATTGTTTTCCGCTTGCTGTAATTTCTGGAACGAAGGCTAACCTGTCTACGTTTTCAGTGATCGTTTCAGTTGGTAACTTATGCAATGCTTTATATTGATTACGAAGAATGGTGGGATTGATTTGTTCTTTAGGCAGATTAATAATATCTAGAGCCAACCCCTTGAGAATACCTAACTTGGTAGAGGGATCTTTTCCCTTCTGCCATGCAGCCATCTGCCAACGGGGATCTTCTCGTTTGCCTTCTAAAATATCCAATGTACTCAACAGACCTGAATTGATCCCACGTTCTCCAGTACCTCTTAACTCCTCTTTCATGGAGGTAGGTTTACCTGTTATTGTAGATACTGCATTGGGAACTTCAGGTTTCATTGTTTTGGTATCAATGTATCCCAGTTCTGGAAGAGACAGATATCTATCTGGATGTCCCGCCCTCTTGAATGGGGAACCGAAGTGATCCCCCCTCATCTGAGGATCGATCCCAGCCTTATGAGCTGAACGATAATCATAATAGTGTCTAGGATCATCAGGATTTGGGTCTAATCCAAGGGTAACAGCTTTATTTTTATACCAATTTTGAAACTCATCCTCCTGATGAGGGGATATTGTTTCCAGTACAGATTTCCCAGATTGGGGTTCGTATCTATCAGATTTAACGAGTTCCATTTAGCATACTTCCTATCCAAGTTGACTTGGTAAATTCTTACCTAACCAGTAAGCAGGTCCACCGAAGTTCCTCACAAATGTAAAGTACAGTTGTGCCAGATCCAATCGTTTCATTAGAAGGTCTGCATCTGTGTCTTGATCTTCTTCTATCTGTCTCAGCATATTATTCAGAAACACCCTGTCTGCTTCCGCCTTACCTTCATCCGAGGGTTCTCCCATCTGATACATGTAGTCGTGGATGCCGCAGGATTCAGTGATGCAAACACCGTATATATCCTCTGGTATGAGTCTCTCCAGAAGACCTCTTCCTGGGCCACAGCGATAGTATTTCTTTTCTTCAGCGGAGAGATCCCAGTATGGTACGGGTGCGTATAGTTTCATTATTTTCTAATACCGTCGCGCAGGCAGATACCAACTACTGCTGTGGTGAGAGTAGGTATCAGACTATTAAGGTTAATCTCTCCTGTGAAATAAGCTCCCAACGATGTTACAATACTTAGAATGGCCGCCCAAAAGGTTTTAGTTTTGAGTAACTCTATCATAAGACACCTCTAATTTAAATAGAAAAATTCAACTTGTCAATGAGTTTCTTGGAGAACACAAGAGCTACGCTGCCATCTTCGTTCTGTACAATCTGGAAATCCTCGGAGGTGATCTTGAAGTTCACACCCATGCCGCTAATGGCAAACTGCAGAATGCTCATGATCTCCTGAGGAGTTACCTTACTGTCAGCCAACGCCATTAGAACAGCATTTGCCAACCCCATACCAAACATCATCTTGCTAAAAAAATTCATACTGATCGCCATAAATTATTTCTCCCTTTAATTTTATTTTATAAAATGTAGTATTGAAAACACCAGACTGATGACTTATCAGGCCACAGCTTACACATTAGCAGCCATTCAGCATGTTTTTTTGCCATCCATTCTATCATTTATCAACCTCACTTCTATTTTTAACTTCAGTCTTATGTGAGTCCTCAATCGCTGAAAGCCGCCACGAAACAACATTGATCTGGCCGGATATGCTCTCAAGTTTTTGGGACTGTTCAAAGTCTGTTTTCATTCTATCGTTTGTCGATTCAGTCACCCGTATATTCAATCTCTGGATAGCAGTCGAAACAACCCCAATGTCATTCTTCAACCACACAGCTTGCCCTGCAACGATAGCGCAACAAATTACAATCAAGATGGACACCATCTTTATCATGCCACGCAAGTCTTTACCATCAGCCTTCTTTTCGATCCCCAATCTAGTAGTCTCCATGTCACGGTCAATATGGGATTTTAACTCAGATATGTCTTTCTCGATGTCTTCCTTTAGATTAGATATTTTAGAACAGACTAAGACTCGATGTTCCTTAGTGGTATCTTGTATTAAGTCATGATCTCCGCAATGCCAGTCAGCTGACCTGCGCCCACTCCTTCCGTTCATTTCCTCATGTCTACGTTCTACTCCCGTATACATAATTTCACCTACTTAATATTTATGTTCCTTGAAATTTTTTGTTGCTTCTCTGCGTCTATCTATCAGATCCCTAATCCAATCTCTTCTAAGAACACCAGTTTTCTTTTTCTCTTCAGCCAGTTCTTTTGGCAACCCAGCAGCTATGCGTTTCATATCCTCTGAAAATCTCTTCGCTGGTATGTCTCGTACGTATTTAAAAGTACCCAGAGCATCAATCGCATAGTTCATGAACACTCCAGACTCTTTCATGTAAGCCTCTCGTGCCATTTTCTGAGCCTTACCCTCCCATGGGAATTCATTTGAGGCTACCCCGTAGGAATAGTTAACGATAGGTTCCAATGTATTTATTAAATAACTTAACGTATGTTTCACATCTTCTGAAAATGGATCTCTGGGGTTGATGATAGTTTCTCCACTGATTGTTTTGTTTCTGCCAAGACCAATGAGAGATGTCCACAATGGATGCAGTTCCATTTCTATCGCTCTAGAGAATCTGGTAAACACTGAATCTAATTTACCAGGATCTCCATGTATAATATAAAGTAGTTTATTCGCATACTTAGATACTATGTTAAGTGGGGAGGATAGAACCTGAACCAGTTCTTTTTGTCCTTCTCCAGTTCTTATTTTACGAACCCACCTACGCATGAACTCATCTTCCTCATACCCCATGGCATGAAATCCA